AATACCAACAAGGAGGTTCTACTGGCAATCCAACTCCTCCGTCATGGATGGCTAACGATCCTAAGTTTGCCAACGTAACCTTTGAGGGCGATGCGGTAGAGATGTCAAAAAATAGGAGTTTCCTTGATTTTGACTTTTCTTACACGCTTGATGGCGCTAAGATCTATGGAATGGATGGCGGAAACAGCTTGTTTATCGTAGATAGAAAGGGAAATGTGTTCCAAGCTGACAGCTCGACTAACAATCAGGGGGACTTGCTTGATCACATAGAGTCTATTGGAGCTAAAGTCGACGAGGGTTTCGATCTTAGAGCTCACGGTCCGAAGGGCTCTCCTGAAGGCACTCAGTCAAAAACCACTCAAGACCTTTTGCGTAATTTAGGCAAGCAGGAATAATGAACTTTATGAGATACGAAGAAGGGGGATCTACCCCTAAGGGTAAGCCCAACCTCGTACTACCTCGGGAAAGCGAGGGTGAGGTCTTGCGCGAAGAGGACGGGCGAGAGTATGTCATGTATAGAAACCAGGACACTGGTGAAATGGTGCCAGTCTTCGGATCGTGGAACGAGGCCCCAAGGGTACGTCAGCGCGACGAGCAGGGCATGGGTCGCTTTATGGCGATCGATACCTCGTTCAACTATCCTGTTACTCAGAACGAGAACGGGGAGTTCATCCTCGATGAAGCCATGCTCGACGCAGATATAAGGGAGGATGGTCCCACCATGGCCTACGATCAAAAAATTGGTCGCAAGATGCCTGTTGCAAAGGTGGGTAATCTTCTTTCTCAGCTCGGAGCAATGGGCTCTAAGACATCAGATGGACAAACCAGAAGAGAATACGGAGAATTTGAACCAAACGTCGAGAGAGGTATTGGCATGAGAAAAGGCGGAAAAACATACAGATACAATGGATGACAAGTTAATCGATAAGATCAGGTCCTTTCGGATCCAGAACAAGTTCAAGAAGCATGATGCTCGGAACGAGAAGTATCAAGAGCTCTACGATAAGCACGAGCGTATCAAAGAGGAGACTGTTGCCAAGATTGACAGCGGTGAGATCACTGATGATAGTCAGCTGAAGGGCGTTAATAAACAACTCCAGCGCCTTAGAAACCGCATGGGCAGAATTGAAAAGAGAGATCTCAAGTCTGCTGAGAAAGTTCAGAAGATCATGGACAAGAGAACCTACAGCTACAAAGACCTCCCTAAAGTTGATAGAGCATGAAGTTATCTAAAAACCTTTCTCTCTCAGAAGTAATTAAGAGTAGAACCGCCGATGCTCTCGGCATAGACAATACGCCAGATGAGTGGGTTACAGAAAACCTTAGACAAGTTGCGATCAATATTTTTCAACCTTTGCGCGACGCTTTCAAGTGTCCTATATACGTGTCGAGCGGCTATCGTTGCCCTGAGCTCAACCGTGCTATCGGTGGTGCAAAGCGCAGTCAGCATATGGAAGGAAGAGCACTCGACCTGGATGCAGACGTATTCGGAGAGTGTACAAACGCTCAGATCTTCCACTGGATTAAAGAAAATCTGGAGTTTGATCAAATCGTTTGGGAGTTTGGTGATGACACTAATCCTAATTGGGTTCACGTGTCTTACGTTCACGATGGCAATAATCGTAAAAGGTGCCTCAAGGCTTGTAGAGACGATAAGGGGAAGACGTACTACGAAGTAATGCTGGGGTAACTCTCTAGCTCCCTGTAAAATCTTGCAACCAAGTTTCGCCCCTTCTGGGTAAGGGCGTACCTCACTTCGTAATTAAACTTTGTTTCTTCTCTAAAGAGGAAGTCTTCGTACTTCCCTGCTGTGGTGAGCCTATCGTAAAACTTGTATACGTACCCTTTGTTGGCTAGTGGGTAGACTACTCGCTCTGCCATTTTGTTTTTGTACATGTCTAGCTGCTTCGCTGCGAACTTCAAAGTCCAGAACTCGAAGTCGGTAGCCCAAAGAAGAAACTCCATTTCTCCCATCGTTACGGGATACTCCTTGTTCACTTTGTGCTTCATGTTCTTTATCTGCTGCAGGTAATTGAACTCGGTGTTTTTTCTAAGGACAAAGTCCCTGAATACGTTTTTCCTGAGCTTATCCTTCTTTTTCATTTCGTATATTTGAGTAAAACTAATTGATATGGATGAGACGCACGAATTTCTTATGAAGGTCAAGGATCATTTTGCCGAGATTGCTCAGCTGATCAAAGACTATGAGATGGAAGATAGGATTCTGGCGGCGTCCATGATAGGTGTCCTAGACCCATTGGATGAGGACAACTCTGATTTGACTGCAATATACGCAATGAATATTGACAGCAGAGAAGAGTTAGACGTTGTCACTGACTTCCTGGTTGATGCCTATGAAGAAAACAACCCAGATCTCAGCGATCTTCTAGGAGGTCTTGGGATATCACTCAACTAAAATGCGCGTAATTAAAAAAAAGCCATCACCCGCACCTCGAAAA